GCTGCCATCGTTGTCCCTGTGATGGGATTGGATATACTCAAAAGAGTTCCAAGTTTTTCTGGTTCTCCCTCTTGAATAAGAGAATTAGAACCTTGATACATGTAATGAGTTCCTGCAACACCAGTTACATTTTCTATCTCAAGTCTAATAGGTAAGAATGGAGTAGAACACCAAACTCCTGGATTTGTATTTGAGTTCTCAAAAGTATGAGATACAACAGTCTCATTCTTCATCAACCAAGCAAATTGCACAATGCCAGCACCATACCATTCATAATTGATGGAAATCATTTGTTGTTTTGTTGGATCTGCAGTCACTCCAGTCCATCCATTACCATCAAACTTCTCACCATTCCAATCATCTCTGTATACTCTGGTTTCTGTAGTAATTCCACTTACAGTACTGCGAATTACATATGAGTATGTAAGTCCATCATTCTCAAAGAATGCCCCATTATAATCATCAAACAATCCAAATCTTCTGCGAATACCTACCTGTGGAGTATCAAGACGAATCGCAAATGCAAGAGTTGCACCTCTACCAGGAATGTATCTCATCACATTCTTGGTTTGACGAATAACTTTACTTCCTGCAGTTGATCCAACTTGCATTATCACATTACTGGACGATGCATTATGAGTTGCAGTTCCAACTCCAACTACTCTTTCATCCCATACATCAGTTTCTTTACCGTACTGGAAGGTGTTGAAGAATACTGTTTGATATGGAGATATTTTAAATCTGTTGTTGTTAGTAAATTGAGGTCTCCAGTCCGTCTGGTTTCCCCAGTGATCTGCGATATTATAAACCTCAAAGAGACTTCTTTCTTGATCTAAGAAGTCTTGTGTTTTCTTATTCCATTGTGCCATAATTAATCAGTCCAAGTTAGTCTTTCTGGTTGATATCTTTGCGTATTTTTAATTCTTAAAGAACTTTGTGATTGTGATGGATAAATGTTGTGAACAATTGCTCCAGGATACTCATCCTGAAGTTGTTCAGCAAGAGCGTTCTTATCCATCATAGAACCCTCCACTTCCAGTCTATAAATCTTTCCTTCCCACATTACATCAGCAAAGAAAGACTCTCCAACTGGTTGCGATTGTGGTTCAGAACCATTGACGTATAGGTTGCCGTTAAAGTCACCAGCAATATTGATAGATTCTGATAAAAATTGTTTGAAGGATTTCATTTTAGTTACAGTTCCAACGACGAAGGGCTTTGTTGATGTTTGAATCTGGATCTCTTGCGGTTTCTGCGGAAGTTAGTCTATCCTTCATGCCGTTCATTCTTGAGCAAAAGGACTTACGGCGTTCAGCCCTTTTGCCCGTAGGCTTTTTTTCGGTTACTGCAGTCTGAAGTTTTGAACCTGGATTCTCACGACGATAAACATCTACAGCTTTCTGACTGAGACCATCAGTTTTATCTTTGCGATTTACCGATTGCCAATCCTCTTTAACTCCAACCATTACAATAGGATTTCTAACTCCCGCTGATCTTAGTTTGGTTTTCAAAAGATTTACTTTAGTAGGTAAATCTCTCATATCTTTTTTTGGAGTTTCCTTTTCATTTTCTTTTTCATCACAACCACATCCTTCACTCATTGTTGGATTAATTTCAATTTTATTCTTCTTTTTGGAAACATCAATAACTTTTTGTTTTTGATTTTGTACTGTTTGATCGTCTACTTCAAAAATAAACTCCTCTCTCCAATTTGAATACTCTTCCATTCTATTTTTCATTAATGCGGACTTCAATGCTGGATTTCTTCTAGCTCTTTGTCCCAATGTCATTCCAGTTTCTCTTTTCGGAGAAGCATTTGTAGTTGTTTGACCTGCAGGAGGAAGTCGTTTTGTTGATGGAACTAATTTTTTTCTTTCTGGAGTTGCAGTCAACTTTGTTCTCTCTGGAGTTCCAGTTAACTTTTTCTGAGTCGTATCTGGTTTTGTTGTAGTAGGAGCTTTTTGAGTTGCACTACTAGTGGATTGTGGTGCCTCTGGTTTTGTTGGTTCCTTTTTTTCTGGTTGATTTGAACTAGGAGTTTCTGATGTTTTCTCCGCTCTTTTTTCTTTTGCCTTCTTATAAGCATATTTTCCAAGAGCAAGTCCAGTTTTAGCAACACCAGATACTAAACTTCCCACATTACTCATACCTGCAGCTACTGCTTCAGTATCTTTTTTATCACCAGCAACTTTTGTTGATCCACTCCAAGCAGACTTAACATCTCGAGCCAATTCAGATCTTCTCTGTTTTCTAGAATCCTCTTTTGCTTTCAGTTGATTCTTTTTCTCTCTTTCCTTTTTTTCTAATTCACTTTGCCTGTCTTTTGCTTCTTTTTGTTTTGCTTTTGCTGATTCTTTTGCGGCACTAGCTTGTTCCTTTCTTTTTTTATCGTCCTCTTTTTGTTTTGCTTTAGCTGCGCTAGATTCCTCTTTTTTCTTACTCTCTAACTCTTTTTGTTTTGCCTTAGATTCTTTATTTTTCTCAGCATAACTCATTCTTTCACGTTGTCTTTCAGTCCTAGCGGCTTCTTTTTCCTTTTCAGTTTCTCTTGCAATTCTTGCAGCACGAATCCTAGAAGCAGCAGAAGTTCTTGCAGCTCTTTCAGTTGCAGTATTTCTGGTTTTTACTTCTTCTTTCGATTGTTCTTTTCTCTCTGATTCAGATTTTTTTGCTTGAGGCTTTTTTACAGGTTCAGACTTTTTTGCTTGAGGTTTTTTTACAGGTTCAGATTTTTTTGATTGAGGTTTTTTTTTATTTCCATCATCTTCTGAACGAATATCAGCAAGAAGATCATCAAGTTTACCTTCACTTAATGGGGAAAACTCCATGACTAATCTATCCACCAAAGAAAATTCTTCTTTCTTTTCTGGAAGACCTTCATGTTTTGTCTTTGCAAAATCTCTTGCAGCTTTCTTACTCATTCCAGATGCAGCCTTGGCAACCTCAGGTGATGCAGGAGTTTCACCTTTCTTTGCAGCATAAACCATGCCCATGAATCTCTGTTGTGCTCTACTTAGAGATTTCTCTGCAAGGTATCCCTCTCCCATCGCTTTTTGTTTGCGAAGTTTCTTAGGATTCTTCGTCTTGTCTGCAGAGTAATTATTATCATCCTCATTATCAGGATCTACAGCACTACGATGTCTTGTACGTCTTTCTTCATCATCCATGTTTGCACGACTTCTCTTTGCTTCATCGGGAGAATACTTTCTACCACTGTTGTACCATTCCTTACCTACATGACCTCTCTTCTCAGCATCGGCAGAAGCAGCTCTTCTTTTATTCTTCTGACGATTTGCTTTGAAGTCCTTCATGGACATGCCTTCTTCAATCTCGTTCTCTTCTTTAGTAACGAGACCTACAACATTCTTATTTTTCTTTGTAAGTTTATCATATAGTTTAATAGAACCCACTTCTTTATCAGCATAATTTTTTGATTCGGATTCCCTATGTGGAGTTGTACTCAACTTGGGACCTGCTTTCTTTTTACCAATTCTACCTTTAGTTCTATAGTTCTCTTCAGATCTCTTCTCTTCTGCTCTTTCTCTTGCAGCAGCCTTTGCCATCTCACGACGGTATTCTTTATCTTCATCAACTATTTCACCCTCAAATTCATAAGACTGTCGAAGTTGTTTCATTGCATCATTTAATGCATTATTTCTTTTTTGCATTCCGTATGCAGCACCTGCGATACCAGTTCCAGGATTCTTAACTTTTAGACCTTTATTCGCAGCATCAACTCCAGAATCTGCAGCTTTTTTTGCTCTATTAATAGCTGCACCAGCAAGAGCGGCGCCACCAGCAGCAAGTCCAGCAGCAACTAAAGGCGCAATTTCATCAATCTGTTCTACTTCCTCTTTCATTCTCTTTGCCTTTGTCTTCGCAAGAATTCTCTCACGAGCAGCTTCCTGTTCAGACTTAGGGATATTAAACATATCTCTATCAGTCTTCAATCTTTCCTGAGGATCAATAATTTTTGATCTAACTTTTCTACGATTTAAAAGATACTTATCAGACTTATCGTGATCACCATCATTATCGATATCTTTGTCTTCTTTACCAACTGGATCTAGTTGTTTTGCTTCTTCAACTTTTCTCTTCTTGTCTGCAGCAATGGCAGCTCCAACAGTAGCTCTTCTCTTCTTGAGGTAAGTATCGGAAGAGTCCGAATCACCATCATTATCAACGTCGTCATCTTCATGACCGACAGGATCTAACTTCTTAACAGATTTAGCTTCTGCAACAATACGTGAAAATTCTTCCCAACTAGCCATTTATTTGTAAAAAATACTGCTAGTTTTATTTATTCTTTTTGCCCTTACGGAATTTATCGTAAATAGATGCAATCTTTACACCAGTGTAACTCTTAACTTCTTGACCTGGAGTTAATGACTGAAGGTATTCTCTATACTCATCAGTACCAATCTCATGAGGATTCTCAATAAGATCCTTCAACCAAGATTTGAACATGATTCCATCTTCACTCACACAAATCACATAGTTTGTTCCCCTACGAATCACTTCTCCTTTGAGACCGGTGTTCATATTTTCAACAAGGTTACCAACTTCATAAATGCGATCTACTAGATATGCATCTCTAAGAGCTTCTTCATCTAGTTTAGGAGCAACTTCCCATACTTCAGTCCCCTCTTCAATATTCATAGATCTACGAAGAACATTGAAAAGTTCCATCTTCTCAGTATTACCAAGAGTATCGGGAACACCTTTTGCGAACTTCTTAAAGTCACCCTCTGCTGCAGCAAGACGAAGTTTAGATGCAGACATTCCAGTTACATCATCGGAATCTGGATCTCTATCTCCAGCAGAAACTACTTCAAGTTGATCATAATTATAAAGTTCACCATTATACTTGTGACTTAAACCTTGGAATTCCCCCAATCTATCTTGACCAACCATAATGATCATGTTGGTATGACCTTCTCCATTTGCACCGGTGAGTACATTGAAAATAGTCTTTGCACCCTTGTCGTCAACAATACTGCCAGCATAATCAGGGAACATCTGACGCATGTAAGAGATCTTCATTTGTGGAGTCAGAGGATTCTTTTTAGCGTCTTGTGATCTAGAAGGATAAATTCTTAACTCGTAACCTCTCTTTTCCGCTTCCTTTGCGGCTCTCTTTAGAAGTTTTTCGTGACCAATGGTGGGTGGATTGAATCTACCAAATACTACAACAACACCAGGCGCTTCTGGAACTGGCACTTCTTCAGGTTGTTGTTCTGGTGCAACTTGTTGTTGTGCAGGTTGTTCTGATGAAGGTGCAGAAACTTGTTGCGTTGGTTGTGCGGCAGTTGCAGGAACTTCTGCGGCTGCAGGTTGTGGAGTTGCTTGTGCAGTTGATTGTGATGGGGAATCCTTTTGTCCTGGAGTGTTGTCACTACCAAAGAACTTTAGTTTACCAGCAACAGTTTTTGCAACAAACTCTCCATTCTTATCATACCAACCACCGTGACCATCTCCAGTTAAACCAAGTCTCTTGGCTTCTGTAGATGCAGAGGTTTCTCTAGCTTCAGTGAGGAACTGAGTAAAATTCTTCATTATTAATCGAGTTAGGATTCCTTAACCATAAAGGTATTTATTATTTTTCCTTTGGTGTATAAGCCGCAGGACCAGCTTCAACATAGAATTTTAATTCTTTAATTTGGAAATCTTCTCCACTTCCAGCAACTCTTTTTTTAAATCTCAATTGAAATAGTTCTTTATTTCCAGGAACTACTTTAAATTTTAAATTGTCTCCACTTTTTTGTACATCTATTGATGTTGTATTTTTCTGAAGTTCGTTTATATAATCTACGGTTATTTCTTTTATTTTTGATTTATCAATGTCAACAACATTAGCAAGATCGGAGCCAAAGGTCATTGATTTAAATAATTCAAATGCTTGATCTTTAAAAGAAGAACTTCTCGAAGCGTCTTCAAGGGCTTCTAAAGTCTCTTTATATAATTCTTTAATAGTATCTACTTTTAATTTCTTTTCTAAAGGAGTTCTGGCTTGTGCAAGTTGTTCGCCTAATACTTTTCGATACTTAGTTTCATTTGGAAGTGTGACCCCAAATCTTCTTACGATATCCATCATTCCATTAAATGGACTTAGGTTGGCCAATGTTTTACTTCCGGATTTCAAAGAGAAATTTAATGTTCTATCAAGTTGTTTTTGGCCATTCATAGTTACGACAACTTCCAAGTCACCTTTTATATCTCCACCAGAAGATTCTCCAGCAATACCATCAGCGTTAATAAGAATATCAACTTTATCTGATTTATTATTTTTTAAGTAACTATCCTTTGTTCTGCGAATAAGGTCTTGATAATGTGTTTTAGTAAAAGTAATTAAGTTATCAATTTTTCTATCAATATTTCCCACATCTGCACTTTTCTCATAAAGAGGTGCATAGTTTGCACCAAATGCCATATTTGTAGATTCATATTTTAATCTAATAATCAAGGTGACTTTAATTTGATCTTGTGGGCGACCGTCTTTAAATTCTCTAACTACAATCTCTGATCTACCATTCCTGAAAATACCAGGATCAATCTGTCTTCTCCACTTGTTAACATTAGCTTTGTTAATCGTACCATTTGCAAATAGTTCTGCAAGACAGATGGCAAAAACGCCCTCCATCACATCTCCTTCATTTAACTTTGCCATAGGTACAAAAAAACCCTTCCAAATATTTATGGAAGGGTCATTTATTATTTGGTTTTTACTGCATCTTCCATTGCAGAATCTAGATTTACAATCACTTCACGAAGATTAAAAATACGTTCAGGAATTGCAGGTCCATTAGTATAACCTTTTTGAGAATCAACTAGAGTCATAAGAACTATACCAGCTTCTTCAAGACTCATTTCAAGAATTACTTTAGTACTCACAGATCATCCTCCGCACGATTTTCGGAATAATAAACATCAAAAGATCCACCAGGATAACGTTTTTCAAGTTTAGTTACATTTCCTGCAACCACTTCATCAATGGTAACTCCAAGTGCCATACAAGCTTGTGCAACATACCACATAATATCACCAAGTTCAATAATCAGGTGTTCTTTGTTAACTGCATTCCATGGCTTACCTTGAAAGATCATTTTCTTGATGATCTCAAGAAACTCACCACCCTCAGCGTTGATGCCAACACCAGCAGTAAGAAGTCGTTCAATATTGGCACCCTTTTCATCAAGTTCTACTAGACGATTTGAAAGAGCAAGGAAATCAGTAGATGCTTCAGAAGTTACTGCATCTACAAATTGGGTGTACTTGTTAAAGTCAATATTTTTAGTCATCAGAATTTAAATCCCTCGAATGATTTTTTAGGTCCAGTTTTCTTTTCTTCATAAGTATACTCTTCTTCTTGTCCAGAGTCAAGTATGTCAGCTTGAGCACTCTGTTCACAATCATAGAGTCTCATTTTTGCACGATCAATACCAACAACGAACCTTTTATTGATGGTAGGGTCATTATAACGATTTTTCAATTGTTTTACCATGATCTGTCCCAACTCCTCGAGCTCTTCAGTGCCAATAAGGGCAAACATAAGATCAGCAGTAGCAGGGAGACCAAAGGACTCAGAAGTATCAGTAAGTTCAACATCAGAAGAACCATAACCTGAACGAGTGGTCTGAGTAGCGGAGACAATCGGGAGGTTAAACTCAACGGCGAGTCCCCTAAGTTCCTCAGCAATAGCTTTGATATATGAATAAGAATTGACAGAAAGGTTTCCCTTATACCGAGAGGAAGCACAAATATTAAGGTAGTCAATGAAAATAATATCAGGCTTAAATGACTTCTTAAGTGCAAGTTCATTAAGAAGTGACTTGAAGTGGCCACTATGCGCTGATGCAGTGGGATACTCTTTAATTATAAGAGTTCCTTGTGTCTTCTTTGCAATATTAGAAACTTTAGTTTCAAACATTTTACGGGGAAGATTTGTGATCTCCTGAATATTGACATTCAAAAGATTTGCATCAATCCTTTCTGCAATTCTTTCTTCAGCCATCTCCATAGTAATATAGAGTACATTTTTACCCCTGAGAAGAACAGAAGCAGCAAAATGGCACATGAATAGAGACTTACCAACACCAGTGCCTGCAAGAGCAATGTTGAGAGTTTTATTAGGAAGTCCACCCTTTGTAATCTTGTTGAAGAACTCCAGATCGAAAGGAATTTTTTCCTCAGTCTGATGGTAGAATTCGTATCGTTCTTCATAGTCGTGAAGATAATCGTGACCTACATTCGTATCAAAACTGACTGCAAGTGCATCAGAGAGGATGGATGGAATTGCATCTTTGGTCTTCTTAGAATCCTTACCATCGACAATGGCAATAGATTCCATCAATGCCAAATAAATGGCTTTATCACGACACCATTTTTCAGTAGTATCACACAACCAAGATGTATCTAGTTGAGAATTATCAAGATTTGCAATATACTCTACAAGTTCTTTATAAGAATTCTCATTCAAATCTGTACGATTATCTACTTCAACTTTGAGAATCTCTTGAGTAGGAAGTTTATTGTACTTAAAAATAAACTGACAGATCTCTTCAAAAACTACTTTCTCAGTGTAGTCAGTGAAATATTCAGTTCGGATAAAAGGTAGAACCTTTCTAGAATATTCTTCATTGAATGCAAGACTCCTAAGAATAGTAGTTTCAACCCGTTCCATTAGTAATAGTGACAATAAGTGGACATAATATACTTTACTCCTTTATTGACTCGCAATCCCGCATGAGGATACTGCCAAGTTGGAGGAAACACCATGACTGATCCTTGTTTAGGAACAATCTTTTTATTGTGATGAGGAAACTCAGTTTCACCACCAGTGAAATCATCATTTAGATAATACAAGAAAGCTAGATACCTTCTTGAAGAGGCATGATCTTCAACATCAACATGAATATCAAATCTATCATGACTCCTAGAATGATACTTCTTAATACGAAACTCTTCTAAGAAGAGTCGTGGTGGATACCATCTAGTGTAGTCTGAGAACTCTTTTTTGTAAAGGCTCAGTACACTCATAGTAACTTGAGATAGTTGTTTGACACTATCTGGATGTTTTTGATTGATATTTAATTGTGTAAAGTTTGGAGTTCCTTTGTTATTGACAATCTCCTTATATCCACTCAGGTCAAAGAGATTGATCAAGATCTGACATGTTTCTTGGGGAAGAACATTATCATAGATCTTGATAAAATCATCCATAACAAAACTCTTTCTGAGCAATTTCATCTAAAGCCTGCATTACTTCTGGAGTGAAATATTCCTCTGGATTTGCGAGGATTTGTTTTGCGTAGATTTTCTTTCCATCAATTTCATATCTACCTGCGACATTTTTCCAAAGTCCGCCAATCTCACCGAGTTCAAGAAGACCGTAATAACGATCAAGACCACGCTCATCGTAATACAAACGAACTTCAACTTGTTGATTCTCCTTACTTAAACGAGACTTAGCAGTTTTGCATTTAATAATGTTTCCAATAACATCCGTTCCATCTTTTTCTTTTTTCTTAGAAAGATGAATAATAGTAGAAGCCGCATACTTAAGTCCACTACCACCACCCATTTCCTTAGTAGGAACGTAAGCACCGATGACATCATAAGTGTGATTGGTTACAATCATTGGAATTTGCGCTTGACCCAACTTAAGAGTAAGCATACGGAATGCACCTTTAATCAGTTGTGATTTGGTCATATCACGAACTTGTTTGTCATTCAGAGCATCAGTAATTTCTTTCTCAGTTGAAAGCATACCCAAAGAGTCCAACACAAACATACAGGGTTTGCGTTCTGATTCGGGTTTTTTTAAGTATAGGTCTACCGCTTTGAGCGCCTTACCACGGAACTCCTCCACTGTAACAACATTAACAACAACAAGACGAGTAGTATCAATTCCACGAGATTCTACGAGAGATTTGGTAATAGCAGCTTCAGTATCAAAGTAGAGACAATAACCATCGGGGTTAGTATCAAGAAAATTCTTAACCACAGCGAGAGAGAAGAAAGTTTTTCCAGTAGAAGACTCTCCAGCAATAGCAGTAATCTTATTCCCAGATACACCACCAAATATAGAACCTGAAACCAGTGCGTTAAAAATGTATGAACCCGTATCCACATAACTCTCGGTCTCGTCTATATCTGAAGCAAGTTTGGTATATTCCCCACCAATTTCTTTTACAATATCTTTTAAAAAGTCCATCAAGCCACCATCCCGTATTCTTCACGTAAGATTTTTTTATATGGAAGTCCTTGTTCTCGGAGTTCCTTTACAAGTTTTAGTTTTTGAAATAATGCAGTATCTCCACCAAGAGCCATAGCACTGATAATTGTATTTAATTCTTGGTCATTAATAGGCAAATCCATATTACTCCTCTAAATTTTTTGACTCAGTGCAGATAACCCAATTATACTTCTTTTTTAGCTCATTTGCAAACCAATATGCGGTGGATGGTGAATCAAACATCTTCCTGTTTTTGACTGGAGATAATTCTCCAGGTTCAGCCCAAACCACCACATATTTACTCATGAAAAGAAACTCTCCAAACTAATTGTCTTCTCAACTGACCATCCAATAGAATCAAGAATAATTCTCAATGGTTCAACAAAAGATTTATCAAATTGAGTGTCATAATCTACATATTTCTCCAAACCCAACTCCCTAGGAAAATCTTGAATAAAGGAAAATACATTTTCTTGAATAGAATTCGGAATCTTAAGATACACAAATTTAATTTTCTCCCCACTCTGAATAGGAGGATATTTCTTATCCAAGTTTTGGAGTTTGGTATGATGATTATATAAAATCACACCTCGTACATGAATTGGAACTCCTTTATTATAAAGGGTTGTTCTAGACATCCACTTATTAATTTCAGATACACTTCTAGGAAATGCAATCTCTTCTGGTTTCAGTGATTTGAATTCCTTACGACAATTCTCAATAAACTCAATCACATCATCCTCATCTTTAGTCATAATGATTTGGATTGCATCCTTAATCATTTTACGACAAGGTGCAGGAGTAGATGTTTTGATGGCTTCAATACCCATCATCTTAAGTTTTGGTTCCTTGTATCGAACACCCTCGGAGTCCCACACACGAAGGATATAACGCTTCTTACCAGTCCAAATACCACGTTCCGCAATGTTCTCACGTTTCATGTACATCTTCTGGTCATAAGCATTCAAGTAGTCGGCCAATTCTTGGTAAGAACCTTCAATATACTTTTCAAGTTCCAAGTTACACACCTTATCAAGGAAATTGACAATTTCATCAGTAGTTTTCTCTCTCCCCTTGAATACAGCGTCAACAAAAGGACCCATATTAATATAAATGGAGTCAGTATCCATAGCAATGACATAATCAACTTCCTCAGTTTTGAGAACCTTATTCATGTAAGAGTTCATCTTCTCTTCAATCCATTGAATGGCTACTTGACCAGACAGAGTAATCGCTTCTGCATTTGCAAGTTTGTAGTAACGGAAGTATTCATTACCGATTGCACCATAAGCAGAGTTAAGTGCAATCTTTTTAGCCATTTGGATATTATCGCAACGAGAGATCTCCTTCTCCAATTCTTTAGTCGGAGTCTTCTCATAGGCCTTCTTCGCCTCAATCATCTTCTTTTTAAAGATGACTCGTTCATTGTACATTTTTTCCATGAGTTCTGGGAGAAACCCACGAATATCTTTGCGATACATTGCACCATTGGCACATACCGCATAGTCCTTATACATCTCAAAAGTCAGTTCCTTTTTCAATACCTTATCAACTGTCACATTGGGGTGACGATTATCAAGAAGAGTTTCGGGGCTGATGTTATATTGCATAATCAAATGCGGATACAGGGAGTTAAGGTCAAAGTTAACTACCCAATCATAAGAACCTGGAATAGGTTCTTTTACATATGCACCTGCATACTTTTCATCTTTAGTATTGCGTTCTTTTTGAGGGATCACAATATTCTTCTTAAGAAGATAGTTATAAATGATTGCGTCCCAAGTGCGAACTTGATATGCAATATCGTTAAAGTTCACCTTTGCGTCAAATGCACGGGTGAAACAGAGGTCAATCAACTTAAGTTTATCCTCAAGTCGGTCTACCAGTTCTACGTCAACGATGTTGTACTCTACAAACTTCTGCCAATTATTGGTATAGAAGTCACGGAAAGTATCATATTCGGAGTGATCCAACTTATTTTGAGACAACTCCATGAAGGCAATATGATCTAGTCGGTAACTTTCTTGGTTTGGAGTTGCAGGAGATTTCTTATAAAGATCAAGATAGTCAATAATAGAAACGCCTGCAATCTCACAACTCAATTGTTTACGACCAGAAATTTGAACTTCTTTTACCTTTACAATATTCCAAGGAGAAAATCTTTTAGCAACTTTCTCTCCCATAAGTCGGCTAATACGGCCGATCAAATATGGAATATCATAGAGTTCACAGTTCCATCCAGTCACTACTTCTGGAGTATTGTTTTGCCACCAATCCATGAAAGTATTGATGAGTGCATACTCATCTTTACAATAAATGTATTTCACATTTTCTTGGGAAACTTGTGCAGGACGAGAACCAAAGGTAGTGATCTGTTTAGTGTTATAATCCTGAACTGTAACCAAAAGAAGTTCTTCTGCACAATTGAATACATCTGGAAATCCACTTTCCGCAGCAACCTCAATGTCAATTGTTACAAGTTTGATCTTGTTGATATCAAACTTAATCTCATCCTCTGGATACTTTTCCCCAATATATTGATAGATGAACCGATCATTCCCATAGACCCTAAATCCATTTACACCTTCATATTTTTCCAGAAAATCTCTGCAATCTCGAATGGTGCCAGGACGAATAGGTTCGACATTTACTCCATCAAGGGTTTTGTATTTACTTTCTTTCTTTGATGGGACGTAAAACGTGGGATAAAACTCTTCCCTGTTTGTAAAATGTTTTCCATTTTCATAACCTCGGACAAGGATATCATTACCTAGTTGAAAGACATTCGTGTAAAACTTCATTTAATAAGAGTCAAATAATCATTAAGTAGAGTATCTTTGGGATCAACCAAAGTTAAAATTTTGTCTGAAGAGATCATAATTGCATCAGTTGAATCAGTCAACTCATCCAGCCATGGAATAAGTTTACCATCCATTATTTGATATGGATTAATAAGCTTACAATCCGGTTCCCCAAGTTCAGATACAACTGCAGCAATTCTTGAAATAATTATTGTTCCACTAACTAGAACAATGACTTGAACTTCACTCTCCATCGTTTTCTTCCTGAATTACTTCAAAATTTTCAATCAAAGTTTCTGTATTATTTGATTCTTCTAGGTCTTTTGTTTGAACTTCTTCTGTGTTTGAATTCATTTTTTCTTCATAGGAAGTCCGAATCCATTCATGCGGATTTACTACACTAACTACCCACGTAGGATCAACTGCAATCTTTTTATCTTCAGATAAAACTATCCATGGATAAAATGAGACTCTATGTTCAACTTCGCCTTGTACTCCAGTACTATTTTCCATCAACAATTCTGGAGTTAATAGTCGTACATTGAAAGGACTTGAAAAAACTAAGGAAACTACCTTTTCGTTTTCATCCACCAACTCCATAATATCTGCAATTACAGTTTCACCCGATTTTAAAAGGGCCAATTTAATAGCCATAACTACTCCATACCTCCTAATACGATAACACAAAAAAAGGGGGGTGTCAACTGGATTTTGCCAGTTGAACCCCAGCGACGACGATATTTGGTAGCCCGTATTATTTAGGCTCCATCACCATCTGCGGAATTACCAGATCCACCCCCGCCTGGATTCTTAGGCACAGCTTTTCCTGCAGGGACTACTTTTGATTTTCCAGTCAACGGATTGTAGATTTTATGCCTAACGGCAGCAGGGTAAGAAATCTGTTTAATGTTTCCGACTTGTTCTAAGAACTGCTTAAAGGATTTCATACACCTTTCGTTTCTGATGCTCAGGGATAATCCTATTTAGTTTGACATGGAGTAGACCATCCTCAAACTTGACATCAGAGACTTTAACATCGTCAGATAGTGTCCAGGTTCTTGTAAAAGCCCTCTTTGCAAGACCATTGTGAAGATATTCCCCTACATCAGAAGTTTCCGACTTCTTCGCTTCAACGAAGAGTTTATTCCATTCAGTGAAAACTTCAAAATCTTCCTTTTTGTATCCTGCAAGAGCGATCTCTAAACGGAACTCCGTCTCACTCTCCTTAATCAAATTGTATGGTGGGTAGTTGTGATAGGACTCATGTGCGGTCCCAAATCGATTAAACCACTCATCCATTCCAATACTATATTTTTCAATATCATTTAAAAATTTGTCAATGTTAGCCGTGTTGTACTTTGCGAGTAACATGATAGACCTCCTTAAGCGTCTGTTAGATTAAATTGCGGATCCGAAGACTCCGCACTTATTATATATCAAGACATTAAAAAAGAGGAGGGGTGCAAAACCGATCCTCTTTTGTGTGGTATACCGAAAAACTTAGGCTTCCGGTTTCTTTTTCTTACCGATATTATACTTACTCTCAAGAACCCAATCACCCTTATCCTTATAGGAAAGAACTTTAATTTGATTCAAAGGTGCAACATCTGTTACGGAATCTGGTTTAATAATAGTGACTAATCCCCAATCAGAAATTAGATTAATAATCCTGTTACGTCTTTGTACATCATTCACAGTAAGATTTGCATGTTTGCCGTCAAGTGCAAACAACTCTTTAAAATGAACGATATAGTAGCGTCCCTGTTTATGAAGAATATGACAGGACTGGTAGATTTTCTTTTCCTTACGAGAGGCAACACCGATACGAGTGAGTGTCTCACGGACTTTTAGAAAATCGTCTGGTTCATTCAGAACCACTTCCACCATTTGGTCTTGTGACCAATTGACTTCTGGTTCAACAAAGGTACTCATCTTTTGCCTCCAACATCAAGTTTAGATTTAATATAATTAATTTGGTCTTTTGTTAGAATTTTCAGTGCTTGTTGGGCCTTTTCATTACTATAACCATAGTATGATTTGACTGCATCAAGATCTTGAATCTTCTCTTTTTTAAGCCACGGAGAAAATCTTTTCCGTTTCCTGACACTATTTAGTAAAAAATCATATTGAAGTCTTGAAGGTAATTGATGGTTCATGTTCATCTCATTTGCAAACATGATCGTATCAATGTGACCTGACATACATTTGTTGACGACAAATGCCGGATACTTCTTCTCCCACTGAGGATCTCCATCATCCATCAAATAATCCTTTGCGAAGTTGATGGAGTTGAGATAATCTTTTAGTTCGTAACTCATCGGATAATATCAATCGATTCGGGGTTCTTGTTCCAAGTCTCAAGTTCAGTACGAAGACGACCTTCGGACTTCAAATTTTCATAACGATTAGAAGCCTTTTTCTTCCACCAGTTCACAAGATGGTCAAAGTGAAACTTGTCATAGTTTTGACCAGGACGCAGAACTTCATCTTGTCCAAGAATGACTTCACGAGCATTCTCAAAACCATAATCTGAAATATAAAATCTCTTCTGTTCAGTCAGATTTTTTGCATTTGCAATCGCAGTCTGGAACTCCACAACCTTTTGAGAAGGTAAGCTTTTCTTGATGATTGAGATCATCTTTTGTTGTGTCTTGAGTTTCCGACTGGATGCGTCCTCCTTCACCAGAGATTGATTGTCGTTCCTCTGAATAAACCATTTGTTTAAGTCCTGAAAGATCTCGTCATGGAGCAGAGGAGTAAAATCACTTTGAGTTAGACCCTTATACCTCATATAAGGTTTCAGACCATCATACTGAGATGAGGCCTTAGTGGAACCATAAAGAGAAGTGGTCTCAAAAGAACAAATATCTGATCCATACTTCTTATTTAACGTCTCACGAGCAGTATGAGAACAACAAAGAAGTGCAAGGAGTTTACCTCCCAGATAGTTGAAACCAAAAGGTTGGGTTGGGACAATAATGAATCCCATGATTGCATGACGATTAAACCTAGACAACTGGGGAGTTTGTCCAAGCCAATCATTGCGAGGTTTAGAGTTGATTGTGGGAGAACCAAACCGACAGAAACCAACAATCTTCTGTGTGTTAGTTTCTTGTACAATCCACTTCAGAGACTTACCAGGAATACTATCCTCAATCGCGTGAGAGGTAGTAATCTGCAACCTCTCATTAAAATATTCATTTGTAAATCCACCCCTCTCCCCCGCAGTATAAACTTTAAAGTTCATGTCCTGTGGGTGCATGTCAAATGCATCAAACATATCATCCTCAGGACCAATCCCAAGAATGGATGAAGGCATTTGTTCCATTCGTTCAAGTTTAATGTTACGCAGATATTCATCAATCCTTCCCATGTTAGAAAAGTAATCAATGAATTTATCGGCTGCGTAAACAGCATCATCAAGTTCTAATTGCATATCAGAGAATCAATTTCTTTTCACCAGGAGTTACTAGTTTACTCCCATAAATTTCATTATACTTGTTTTTGACTTGTGGATCAACTTCTGCAATATAAACAATATGATTTTTAGCAATAATAAGATCGGGAATTGTTTTATCAATTACGGAAGCCCATGGAGCAAATCCCACACGACCATCCGGACTAGGAAGAACAACCAGGCCATTTTTTACTGTTACAAAGTTATCATCCTGAGATACCAACTCAGCGACAACTTCTTCACCAGTTGCAATACGAAATAGTTTTACATCAATCATTTGAATTCAACCTCACACATAATTTCAGTTAATGCTGCAAGAAGATTTACTTCCTGGTCAGCCACGAACGCACATTGGTATTGATACTTAGCAATAATAAGAACGGCAGCAGGGATAGATGAAGGTGAAAAATGATCAAAAGAGGCGTCATAAAC